CGAAAAACAGGCTATAGAAACTGCCAAAAAAGATTTGGCTTTTAATTGTAAAATCACGGTTTTGAAAACGGTTGAAGTTTAAAAAAAATGAAAGAAAAAATAGAAAAAATAGAAAAACTAAAAGCCTATATAATGGCTAGTGATGATTTTGACAACCTACTTTTTTTTACCGAAGAAGGTAAAATTGAGGGTAGTTTTTTTGGAATTTATTTTGAAATAATCGGTTTAACAAAATCAAAACCGATGCTTAAAACCGATGCTTGCCGTGGGATTAATATTCAACTCGCAGAAATCCTACTACACTTCGGAATAGTAGAAACCAACCGTTTCAAAAACACCAAAGTAACCCCCAGCAGTTTGGATTTGCTGGCAAAAATCGTTAGAAAGTCTTTTGACGAAAAACAGATAACAAAAGAACGTGGTCAAGAAATTGTTGATTTGGCTTTTCAATTAGGGCTGCCGAATGCGGAACATATCAAAAGTAACCACGAAGCAAAAATTTACGTACCATGGGTATAAAAGAAAAATAACAACTAACGGTTTGAGCGACCTTAAAAAACTCACAAACAATTATGGAATATACACCAATTACAGAAGAAAAAAAGCAGTCGTGGATTGACTGGCTTACTTCACAGCAAAACGTTCTTAACGGCAAGAAAGAAGTTAAGGAAGAAAACGCTATTTTTGAAACGCCTGATGGCGATGTAGCCACAGCAAAAGATTTGGTCGGAAATTTTCTTGCGCTTTTAAAAAATTCAACAATTAAAATCAATTAAAATGAAAAAGTTTATTATTTTTTGCTTAATCGCAACAGTTTTTTTAGCTTGTAAAAAGGAACAAAAAACAAGCCATGAAATCCAATGGTCAGGAAACGCTAAAGATAGCGTTGTTTACATAAACCATCAAAATCAAGATGGTTCTTTTAATAATTTCTACATGAATTATTTGCTTTACTCAACTCTCTTTCGACAAGGAGGTTATAGTGGCGTTAATTCATATTATAACCAGCACAGGTCAGAGTTTAACAATCAAAGTAAATACTATAATTACAGTAGTTATAAAAGAAACGCTAAAAGCTCAAATCCTAGTAGGGTTCTAAATAGTTCAAATACAACTTATAGTTCGCCTTCTAAAACAATTATAACGCCAAGCAAAAGCACTCCATCACGCTCGTATTCAGCACCTAGTAAAAGCAATAGCAGTCCAAGTCGTAGTTACAGCTCTCCAAGTAGGAGTTACAGTAGTCCTTCTCGTTCACATTCAAGCCCAAGCAGAAGTTTTCACAGGTAAACAATCATTGACTACATTTTTTTTCTAACAAAAAAAACCGCTAGCATTAAACTAGCGGTTTTTTATTTTAAATTACCCAAAAATTAAAACCACTTCTTAGCAACTTCTCCCGAACTAAAATAAATAGAATTGTTGAAGCTAAAAATATGCCCTACAACGCCCGAAAATGTATTTACAAATACTTTAGTACCACTCAATACATTAAATCGGTTCAGCTCGCCTGAAATCAACGTTAGCAAAGCGTTTGAACTTATTACCGTATTTGTTGTTTTACTAAATGAATTATCTAAGAACCCATTGCCAACAAAAGTAAGCGTTGCTAAAACAGGGTCGTAAATCAATCGTGAAACAATAAAATCACTAACAACTGTATTCATGTTATTTGTTACGTAAACCGTACCCCCATCGGTTGCCCCACAATAAACGTACGGCAAAAAATCATCCGTACTCCCCATCGTGGCTCCCGAAATAGTAACAGGATATGATACCGTTAAATCATTTAAGCTAAATTGCCTAAAAAAATACGTGTTCAAAGATGGCGTGTTACAGAAACAAAGTACATGACCATTTATTACAAACATTTCCAAAATTTCAACCGTTCCTTCACTCATATTTGTACGGATTATATTTTCTAATCCGTAAACCATTGGCGAATCATTCATTAATTTACCGTTGTCGTGGTACATCATTACGTTTGAATCGTTGTAAGCTAGTGGCGTTCCCATAACGGTGTAAACCTCGCTCGCATTTGACCCTACAGAGGTCAAAGAATAGGCTTTTACTTTTGCTTGGTCTAGCACCACTAAAACCAAATCCGAAGCCTTAAAACCTGCGCTTTCAAATCCATAATTTACCGTACCACTACCAACAAAATTATAAGTAGTTCCTGCAACATAATTTTCTGTGGCTATTGCAACAAAATGCGTTTTGTTTGGGAAATTATCCACATCAAAATTAACACTCCATGTTGTTGCGCTTAAACTCAAAACTTGCTGAATATCCGTCAAGCTATTTGGCAATAATTTCAAGGCATCAAGAATTTGATAACCTGTGGAATCCTTATCTTGAAGCTGGTTTGGCGTGATACCTACCGTTTGCAACAACTTGTATATATTGGTCAATGTGTCGCCCAATACTTCTTCTACCATTGGCGTTCCGTCCTCTGTGTCCGTTTCGTTCTTAATCCCCCCAAATGGCAATTGTGGGTCTTGGTTAAAAGGTGCGCCTAATTGATTTACTGTTTTCATTATATTTCTTCTTCTATTTTTACATAAATTTCTATTATCCTATCAGCGTAAGCTCCATCGTTTTCAATATAAATCTCAATAGCGTTTGCCGTTACAGGGTACCAAATCAATGGCCTTATATCGTTAGCGTTTTCTGTTCCAGCATGGCTTCTTACACTAAGAGTAACCATATATTGTGCTGGCAAGTTTTGGCCGAAAACAACTCTCACAATACCCCCTTCGTCAGTATTACCTGATTTGTGTGCGCTGGAAATATCGCCAGAAGTTGCATAAGTTCCATTTATTAGGTCGTCGTCAAAATTAGAACCAGTAAAAGTACCAAACATTTTCAAAGGCGTTGCCCCAATACCTGCAACAATATCAAAGTGAGTTTTTGGGTAAAGTCCGTTTCTCAAAGTGCTGGCTAAAAAATTAACCGAGTTCGCTCCGATTACTAAATTGGTAAATGCACCTAAAAAAGAAAGAGGTGTTACAGCTTTATCGTCTATCGCTCCCGCAATAGTTTCAGGCGTTGTTGCTTTTTTCAAATATCCAAGTTCAGAAACCATTGCATTTAAGCTGTTAAAATCCGCAACCCTAATTATTGATACCCCTAAAGTAGTTTTAATCACTCTAACATACTCATTTGCTTTAAAATCGCCTGAATAAGTTATTGGGAACGTGGCAGGTTGCGAACCTTTTATACTCGTTTCAACTCCTTTATTTACACCTGCCAAACAAAGTATGTATTCGTTTTCAAGCATTTGAGCAAATTTAATATCTACAACCAATTCAGTACCGTTGGTGTTTAATGGGTAGATGTAGTCGTTTTTAGAAGCCAACGCCTTAAAAGCTTCAACTAATTGATAGCCGTTAGTTTCATTATCTGGCAAATTATTTGGCGTAATATCATACAATCGCATCAATTTCTGAAAAAGCTGGTGTATATCGCCCTTAGTTTGTTCAGAAACAGGCGTGCCGTTATCTGTTCCGTCATTGTCCTTAACCCTACCATCAGGATAATCAGCCAAATTTGACTTATCCACGTTTGGCATATTAAATAAATTTCTCATTTTTTTTTATATTTTAAGCAAAGTTAATAAAAGTATAAGCTACCAAATGGCAGGGCTTTAGTTTTAAAACCAATTCTCTAAACTCAATTTCTCTATTGGCTGGAATCGTTGCCGTAGTACCCAAGACTTGTCCACCAATAAAAAAAGTAGCCCATTGGTTCCCGAACCCAACCGAAAATGATTCATTTGGTTTTGATGAATTAGCTATTACTTGCGAAGAAACAGCCCCATGCTGTAATCCTAATCCGTGCTGCACACTATTGGCGTGTTGGGTTAAATTTAGTGCGCTACCTGTAATATCCGAAGGCGTTTTATAAACCCAAACCCCACCCTCTAAAAAACCGTTTTCATGCACAAAAACATTGAACCCAGCCGTTTGTAATTGATATTCTAAATACTCTTTACTTTGCCGAGCCTTAACGTTTCGTCCACGGCTCATTTTTCTGTAAATAGCTTTCTTTCTGTCTTCTAAAGGAGCATATATATTGCTTCTTAATCCAAGCCTGTACTCCCATAACGAGCAATCATCACTATTAAAATTTTCGTTGTCGGGTATCAATGAATCCAAAGTAGAACGGCAATCATTTATAATCCTAATGAAACTAACATTTATAGCTTCGTGAAGCTTATCGCCAACGCCAAATTTAGGAAACGTAAAAGCCAAACCTGTTGGGTACAAACTAACGGCCAACCCCGACATTATAGAGGTTAAACTTGCTCTTATTTTGGTTGGCCATCTAAAAGGCGTATTTCTACCAAATGGCGTTTTAAAGCCAAATACCGTACTATTTTCAGTTACTTGATACATTTTAGTTGTAGGTTATAGTGTTTAAAAAAGGAATATTGCCTAACTCAAATTCATAAGCTGTTTTTTGGTTTCCGTTTACAAATAAGTCCAAAGTGTTGAAGAAATTACCGTTTGTTAAAGTATCTGTTACAACTCCTTGAATGTTCCCTGAATACAAAACATCGTTCTTATTCCTAAGTAAATCTACACCATCCATGTAAGGCCTAACGCCGTACAGAAAAGTATCAACGCTAGTAAATATTGCATCCTTTACCGTTTGTGATTTATCGCTTAATCCCGATATTGTAATATCTACAGAAACTAGCGTTATAGGAATTGTGAAGATTATAGCTTGCATCGGTTTTCTTGAACGCTCATAAGTAGGTTTAGACACATCGGGGTCTTGACTTACTACAGCCAAAACTAAATCTAAAATGGTTTGCGTTGGCGTACCTAGATTATCCGTGCTATCAACTTTTGTAGCCTCTACATAAATATCTACAAACCCTGCATTCCCACTCCTAACATAAGGATAAACCGAACGCACCCCTTGCGCATCACTAGCCCAAACAATATAATCGCCAGCAGACCCCCCTTGCGGTTCTAGCTGAATAGCGTTCAAAATTGCCTTTCTATAATTAGCTTCGGTTTCGGCTGCCGTTGGTTGGGCTGTAACACTTGTAACCGTAGCTGTTTTATTCACACCTATAACCGGTTCTGTTATGGTTAAATTGTCGCCAATATTCAAATTATAATCAACTCCTGCACCGGTTGAACGTACTTCGATAATATCAGTTGTTGAAACCATAACATGAGCTGAATTTAAAATATAAACTTGGCCAGCATTCAAAGCATCTGCATTTGATTGAAAAGTTAAATTACTTCTCAAAGTAGAACCGATTACACCTGTAACCGAAATATTAAACACCCCGATAGAATCAGGGAACATTTCCCTATTAAGGTACATTCGGCCAAAACGCTCCAGCGTACCGCCATTTTTCTCTGTTGTGGCCCTATCAGGAAAACAGTTGTCTTGAATATCGCCAAGAAATAAATAAATTAATTTTATTTGCCCTGCCAAAACCAAAGCAAAAGCATTCAAAACATTTCTTAAACTATTTCCAATGATGTTTAATTTGCTTTTTAAATCGCTAGAAATAGAATCGTATAACTCATTTGTAGTTGGTATTTTTTTCATATTTTTTGTTGTAAAATTAATTCGTTTTTAGAATTATCAAAGATAACTTCTAAAGTTTTAGATTCCGTATTTGTTTTACCGCTTAAT